GTGTAGATGTTCTCCCACTGCTGCCACAGATCATCCGCAGCGGAAAAGGAAATCACAGCCCGGTATTTGATGGCCTGATAGGAGGGGTTCTTCAGCGTGTTAGCCAGCAGGCTGTCGTAATGGAGCAGGGTGCCGATATACACGATATCGGTGTAATCGTCCCCGGCCTTGGACACCGCCTTTTTAAACCAGCTGTCCAGCTTGGCCCGCTGCTCCGGGGTGCGCACGTTCTCATCGTTCTCCACATCGTCCAGGATGATCAGGTCGGGCCGCCAGTTGCGGTGCTTCCGGCCACGGATTTTTTTACCGCTGCCGATGGCCTCGATCTTGATGTTGCTCTTGGTCACCAGGACGTTGGCCCGCCACACGGGACCGGCCAGGTCCCCGAAGTCCGCCCGGATCGCGCCGTTCTCCTCGAACTCCACCCGGATATTATCCAGGAAGCCCTCGGCCTGGTCGCTGCTGTCCGAAATGATGATGGGATAGTGCTTGTACTCATACAAGGCCGAGTGCATGGTGCCTTTGAACGTCAGGTTGGTACTCTTGGCGTGGCCACGGGGCGCAGCCACCACCCGCCGTACACCGGGAAGCCGGTTGATTGCCTTGGCAGCTGCCGGGGTGAGCGGGGCGCGGCCCTTCAGAACACCCTGCTGCCAGATATTATCCAGTTCCCGGTGAAACTCAGGGGAGGGGCGGCTGAAGTAATGGGGGAAGTAGGCCCGCCCGAAGAACTCCATATCAATGGCCCCCAGCTTGCGCCGGAGTCCACCGGGGCCGGTCAGGGGACAGTCCAGGTCATACTCACGCTTCAGCGCGGCCCGCTCCGGCGAGGCGTCCTTTTGTAAAAACTGTTTTAAGAGGTCTTTTAAGGCGTTTAAATCTTCCTCGCCCTGGGCGGTGGTTTTAGCCTCCGCTTCCGCGATTGCCCCCAGCAGGGCAGCCGCAGCGCCGGTTTTCTTTCGCCTCATGGCGTCCTCCTTTCCCGCGCCCCACAAAAAACGGCCCACAGGGGCCGCACAAGCGCGTTATTTCTCACAGGCCCGTTTACCCCACCCAGGCCCTTGCGGGGTTTTTAAAGGGGGCTGTGGGCGTCTTAAACGGTATTTCAGAGGGACGGTAAAAGCCGGGTTGATTTTCAGGGGCCGGTGGGTGCGCTTCGCCACCCAGGCCCCCAATCTTCAGCCCGGTTTTTCGCTCAATGTGTCCCTCGCTCACGGGGGGAGGGACGCATCAACCTCCGACCATTTACAAGTTCCTGTTATTCGCTTAAAAGGTTAAACGATAATGGGATGATCCGCTTCTCCCCGCACACGCTCAACTCCACGGTGGCGCGGCGGCTGTGCTTGTCGATCTTCTTGATCCGGCTGGGGAAGTGCTGGAGGATGCCGGTGCCAAGTTTGACCTCGCCCTCCGGCGTCAGCTGGGCCGTGGTAGGCTCCAGAGGCTTCCCCTCGCCAGCCAGCAGCTTGATCCACTCGGCCTCCAGATAGGTCAGCGTGGACGGGTGCAGGCCGTCCGGGCCGAGGAACCGAAGCACACCGGGGATGGCCTTCACCATGTAATAGTTCTCGGCGGTGTAGTCCAGATTCAGGAACACATACCCCGGAAACAGGATATACTCCTTCTGGCTCCAGCCGCCGCCCTTGCGGATCAGGCGGTTCTCCCTGGGTGTATAGGCCAGCACCCGATTGTTGCTCAGGGTGCTGGTCACCGCCATCTCCTTGCCTGTCGATACCTGCAGTACATACCACATAAGCCTCACCTCTACTCCAAGCCCTCGGCCTTTTTGGCGGCCAGGAATTTTGTCACCTCTGCGTAAAGGTCAGGCCGCTCCTTGGCCATGGCCTGGAACACCAGGGTGCGCACGGCGTCCAGTCCGGCCTCCGTGGTGTCCTGGTTCTGTACCTCCACGCGCTTCTTGTAGGCTGCCGCCCGGATCAGGCCGGTGGCCTCCTTCATCATCTTGTCAACCTTGATGCCCTTCCAGTCCTCCTCGGTGGTATTGACCAGGGCGTTGAACATATTCTGGCTGGTCAGCCGGATGATGGCTTCGGTGGTATCCAGGTCGGGGTAACGCTCCAGTTCCCCCATCATGGCCCGGAAGTTCTCCTGGGCGATGGCCAGGGCCTGGATGTTGGCGTCGTAGTCCTGCGCATACCGGCAGACGCTGGCGATGGAGATGCTAACTCCGTTATCCTCCAGAAAATCTACGATCTCGGCATAGGTGGCATCGGACAGCAGCATCTGCTCAACCGTTGCTTTCAGTTCCGGGGCCAGCCCGTCGATCTTGCTGTGCTTTCTGTTCGATCTTCTCCCCATGCCTACACCTCGATCATCTTATCGTCGATGCCACCGGCCAGGAGGCGGATGCCCTTGCCCGTCAGCCGGGCCTCCAGCGTTTCAAAGTGATTGTCGGCCAGGCTGGCGGGGCCTTTCGTCGCCACGTCCCGCAGGTCGATGTATCCCTCCAGCGCCAGGAAGTTCACGGCGTCCAGGAACTCATCCTGGCTGATACCGTCATCCTCCAGCACATTCTGGATGCCGGACAGCTTGTTGTACTTGTGCCGCAGGATATTGATGGTCCGCAGCACCCGGCCATTGTTGCGGACAAAGTTCCCCGCCTTCAGCCGCTGCTTTTCGTTGCTGGTCATGTGTCGGTGCCTCCCTTTTTCATCAAAATATCCAGGATCATGTCCAGCTTCCGCTCGGTCTTGGCCTGCTCCCGGAAGAAGTCCTCCTTGGTGAGGTAGTTCTCGGTGATCTTCTTGATGTCACCCCGGACCTCGTCATAGGCCCGCTCATGGACGCTCCTGGGCGTGTAATCCTTTTTGATCTGCTCGATATCCCGGACCAGCTTCTCCTGGTCCTTCTCATACTCGCCCTTTTTCGTGGTGCCGTCCCGGATTTCCCTGACCTCCTTGGCCAGTTCATCCACACGGGAGAACAGCGCCCGCTTGACCAGGAACACCACGGCCCCAATCAGAGCGGTGACCAGCAGGCCGATCAGCCACCAGGTCCCGGCGTCAAATGTCATTGCAGCGTTGTTCATAGCAAACTCCCCCATGCGCAAAAATAGACGGTACGATTGATTTACACCAATCATACCGTCTAAACCGTAAAATCAGCAACGCAAAGCGTTTAAGTTTTTTGCTTTACAACAGGGACAGCTGGCCGTCCATGGGCCGGGCGCGAAGTTCCCGCACCTTGTCTGATACGATACTCCGAATTGTGATCTCTGTCAAATCATATTTCCTGGCCAATTCCCGGAAGTTGTACCCGTCGAACTCTGCCCGGATGCGCTCGTTGCGCTCCATGCGCTCCAGCCTGTCGGTCTTGGGGATGTAGAGATAGGCCCCGCCATAGACCTCCATCAGCTTTCTGAAGTTCTCCGGGCCGATCAGAGCGGCCACCTCCTGCTGGCCCTCGCTCAAATCCTCCAGCCGGATTTCCTCCTGTGCGCTCACTCTGGATCACCTCCCGGAGGCGGCCCTTTCACGTTGGCCACATACTTCTTCAATACCTCAATCAGCTTGTTGCAGGTCTGGAACTCCAGCCAGGCAAAGGGCTGGGCAGGAACAGCGTCAACCTTCAGTTCCTTTTTGATGATCCCGCACAGGCGCTCCCCCAGGGAGGCCGTGGAGGGCGCTGTGTCGCGCCGCTGCAGTTCATACATCAATGCCCACACCTTGCGCTGCTGGCCCTCTGTGGCCCCGCCAGGGCGCTCAGTGTGCGCCTTGGGCCTGCGCCTGGGGGGAGGGGCGTCACCCTGCCGCTTCTCCAGGTCCCGGATCACCGCCTGGGCCTCGGCATAGGTCAGGGCCTTCAGCGAGTCCTTCCCGGTGATGGAGGACACCAGGTCGTGCAGGCTGTCCTCGGCGTTGCCGCGCTCCACGATCCCCAGCGCGTTGCCGATGGCGTAGATCTTCCTGATTTGCTGTGTAGCGATAGCAGCCATGCCGCCCCTCCTTTCTTGCGCTATGCTCTCGGCGCTTCGGCCTCGATGCCCACTTTGATGGTTTCCTCCACAATGACAGCGGCCCGGATGATGTCAATGGCCTCCTGGGGGCTACCTGTCCATCCGGCAGCCTGCAGCACCTGTGTCAGCCACTCCCAGTTGATGACTTCGGCGGCCAGGTAGGCCCAATCGCTGGCCTCCTGCTCCGGCAGCCCGGCCACCTTCATCAGCATGGCCTTGTCCTTGTCCCATCGCCCCTTCAGCTTCTTGCGCAGGGTGGCCTGGATTCTCGGATCGCCGCTGATCTGGCCGATCACGCTGTCCAGGCTCCCCTCGGTGTAGTTGCCCTGGGCGGCCATGGCCAGCAGCTTCTTGCAGGAGGCGGTCATGGTGTCGGTGGTCTCTGTCTTGATGAAGTCCCCGGCGATACCGCCCAGCAGCTGCTTCACCATGGTCAGCGACACCGGCTTCACCGAGGCGGCTTTGGTCACCGTCACCCGGCTGTTCTGCGTCCCCCAATAGGAGGCGGTCAGCAGCTTAGTGTCCTTCAGGTCATCGGTGGCCATGGTCTCGAAGTAGCCCTTCAGCCACTCCATGCGGTCCTTGATGCGTCCGGCCTCCAGAGCCAGGGCGGCGTACTCATCCACATACGCCCTGATCTGCTCGGCCTGGCACTCCTCCGGGGTCTTGAGGGTAGCCAGGCTGTCCTGTGCCAACTCAGCCATGGACGCGCTCCACCTCCTCCCGGATACCCAGGGAACACTCGCGGCAGATGTCAAAGCCCTTGAAGTTCACCACCTCATGGGTACCGCCGCAGATGTTGCAGGTGGCTCGATGTTTCTGGAGCAGCAGCCCGCCATCCTCGGTGGCGGTGATGTCCAGCGCCGTGCCGCCCTGGAATCCCAGCTGGTGCCGCAGGTGCTGCGGGATGGTCAGGGTGCCTTTTTTGCCCATGCATTTCTGTGCGTTCATCAGCATACCTCCTTCGTAGTAGCCTCACTCTGCATTATCCGGGCTTGTGACCGGCTCCCTGGGGGAGGCTGCATTAAGGTAGGGGCCGCGCCCCCTGGGGTCAGTGTATGGTCCCGGAGGTCCCCAGCTGAAGCTGCTCCGGTAGGTCCTCGGTGACAGACACCACCCTGGTGTCCCCGAACCGCTCCAAGTGCTGGGCCAGGTCTCCCTGGACCCCGATGGCCGGGCGGGGCGGGGCATCCACCTGGATTATGATGGTCAACATGGTATTACACCTCCACGCGCTCCAGCTTTGTTACATCAAAACCGCCTGGATAGTTCTTCAATTTGACTACCGTGCTGCCGCAGACTTTCCATGGCTCACTTGCCACTTCCCATATAACTCCGGGGTGACAATCTGCCTCCAGGCAGTTGACCATTTTGACCATATCGCCAATATGGAATTTTTTCCTTTGCCGTTTCATATCACTACATCCTTTCAGCTGTGGGTGGCGTTGAAGTTCTCAATCGCCCACCTGTTGCCCGTGGCCAGAACGGCCCGCCTGGTGCGCTCCGCTGGCCCCTCCTGCCGCCTGGGCATGGCGGCCAGGGCCTCCATCATCCCGCAGTCCGGGCAGATGTCCGTAGCGTTGTCCCTGCGGGAGAGGGCGGGCGGCTCGGTGTAGGCCCGCCCGCAGATGGGGCAAATCCGCGCTTTGGTCTTATTCATGGGGCGTCATCCTTTCTCTCGTTTCTGGAGCCGGATGTCCCGGCCCTTGAACTCCACCACCGCATACGTCCCGGCGATCCGGGAGTACACCCGGCTGGTGTATTTCTTCTCAATATCCCGCAGGCCCAGGTTGGTGTTGATGATGGTGGGGCGGCTGGTGTTCAGCCGGGTGTTCACCAGGTCATAGACCTCCGATCTGGTATAGCTGGTGACCATCTCGGTCCCCAGGTCATCTATCACCAGCAGATCGCAGCCGAAGATGATCTCCCGATACTCCAGCGCCGCTGCGTCCTTTTGGAACTTGCCGCGCTCCAGTTCATCCATCAGGTGCGGGGCCGACACATACATGATCAGCCACCCGGAGCGCACCACCCCCTCGGCCACCGCCAGGGAGAGGTGCGTCTTGCCCAGGCCCGGCGGGCCGGTGAACAGGAGGTTCTTGCTTTCCTTGCTGAACTCCCGGACATAGCGCAGGCAGCTTTCCACCACCTTGCCCATCGCCGCCCGCTGTTCCCGGTCATAGTAGGCCAGGCTGAAGTTGTCAAAGGAACACTCCCGCGCCGGGGACACGTCGCACAGCTGCTCATACACCAGCTGGTTCAGGATCGTCTGCCTGCAGGTGCAGGTCTGACCGTTAGTCATGCCCCGATCCATGCAGGCCGGGCAGGTGTAGGGCGGCTCCAGGTCTGCCTCGGTAATCCCGGCTGCCGCCATCAGGGCTTGCAGCTGCTCCCGCCCGGCGCTGATCTGCGCGTCAATGTCCTCCAGGGTGTCCTGCTTGAAGATGGCCGCCGTGCTGCGCTTGGCATATAGGCCGTTCAGGGACCTTCGGGCGGCCTCCACCTCCGGGTGCTGCTCATGGAACAAGGTCATGGTGTGGGCCTGCCGTCTCTCGGCGTCCCAGCGGCGGGCGGCCAGGATTTCATCGGCCCGCTTCGCCAGCTTCTTGGGGTATTTCATTTAACCACCTCGCTTTGCAGGTGCCTCACTCTGCAT